TCGACACACCATCAGACCCGGTTGAGGGAATTGATGGCGAAAAAGTATTTACGGGAGTCGTTTCTCATTGGGAGAATGAAGTAGAAGGATTAAAAAATGATAGTGATGCTTTAAATGAATATTATAGACAATTCCCAAGGTCTGAAAAACATGCTTTTAGAGATGAAACTATTAACTCACTGTTTAATTTAACCAAAATATACGAGCAAATAGACTTTAATGAAGAATTAACTAGAGAAGGTCATGTTGTTCGGGGCAATTTCGGGTGGTTGAATGGTAAAATTGATAGCAAAGTAGTATGGCAACCTAACATTAAAGGTAGGTTTTATATATCTTGGATACCTAATAATAAATTTCAAAATAATATAATAACTAAGAATGGTATTAAATATCCTGGTAATGATGGGCTCGGAGCCTTCGGGTGCGATAGTTATGACATCAGCGGTACTGTTGGGGGTGGTGGGTCTAATGGTGCTCTTCATGGATTAACAACATTTTCTATGGATCCTTTAATTCCAAGCACTAAATTCTTTTTAGAATATATAGCGAGGCCTCAAACAGCTGAGGTGTTTTTTGAAGATGTATTAATGGCTTTAGTATTTTATGGAATGCCTATACTTGCAGAAAACAATAAACCTAGATTGTTATATCATTTAAAAAGAAGAGGATATAGAGGTTTTTCCATGAATAGACCTGACAAATTAAAATATAATCTATCAAAAACAGAAGTGGAGTTAGGGGGAATACCTAATACTTCTGAAGATATTAAACAAGCGCATGCAGCGGCTATAGAATCATATATAGAAGAGTATGTGGGATCTAAAGGAGAAGATCATGGTAACATGTTTTTCCAACGGACCTTAGAAGACTGGGCAAGATTTGACATATCACGAAGAACAGCTCATGATGCTTCTATTAGTAGTGGTTTAGCTTTAATGGCTTGTAGAAAACATATGTACAGGCCCAGCGCAGAAAGAAAAGTAAAAATACTTGATTTTGGGTTTTCAAGATATAATAACAAAGGATCAAGAAGTGAGATAATAAAATAAATATGGCAAAAACAACAGGGCAATACAGCTCATTTCCTAGTCAGGCAGTTTCCGACGGTGAAAAGCGTTCAGATGATTATGGGTTACAGGTCGCTAAAGCTATCGAACAAGATTGGTTTAACAGAGATGGTAATGTTGGAAGATTCTATCAGTCTTCTAATCAGTACAATATGCTTAGACTATATGCTAGAGGTGAACAATCTATAGGTAAATATAAAGATGAATTTTCTGTAAATGGAGATCTGTCATATTTAAATTTAGATTGGAAGCCGGTGCCTATTATACCTAAATTTGTAGATATAGTAGTTAACGGAATGCAAGATAGATTATTCTCTATAAAAGCAGTAGGGCAAGATCCTTTAGCTACAGATAGAAAAACTAAATTTGTAAAAGGCATTGAGCAAGATTTAGCTGCTAGAGAACTTTTAAAAGTTATGGAAGCAGAATTAGGTCAAGCCCCTAGGAATGTGCCAAAAGAAGAATTACCACTTAATAGCGAAGAGTTTCAATTATACATGCAGCTTAACTATAAGCAAGGCATAGAAATAGCAGAAGAACAAGCTATTAATAATGTTTTTTTAACTAATAAATATAAAAACATTAAAAAACGTATTGATTATGATTTAGCTACTATAGGGATTGGTGCTGGTAAATGTACTTTTAATAACACGGATGGCATAAAATTAAACTATGTTGACCCAGCTAATTTAATATGGTCATATACAGAAGATCCTGATTTTAGCGATTGTTATTATTTTGGTGAGGTTAAAAGAGTAAAATTAAATGAATTAAAAAAAGAGTTTCCTGGTACTTCTAATGAGGAGTTTAGGCAGCTCGCAAGAGAAAGCTATGACTGGACTTCCTATAACGACAACACTAATGCTCAAAACAATAATGATGACAATATTGTTTCGGTACTATATTTCAATTGGAAAACTTGGGAAAACAATGTATATAAAATAAAAGAAACATCTACAGGCGCAAATAAAGCTATTAAAAAAGATGACACTTTTGATCCGCCAAAAGATCAAAGATCTAGATTTGAAAAAGTAGCTGAAGCTGTAGAAGTAGTTTATGAGGGTGTTTTAATATTAGGTTCTAATACTTTATTAAAATGGGAAAAGGCAACTAACATGATAAGACCTAATTCTAATACTAATTTAGTATTAATGAATTATGTTGTTAGTGCACCTAGAATATATAGAGGAGCTATAAATTCTTTAGTTTCTAAGATGATGCCTTATGCTGATTTAATTCAGTTAACGCATTTAAAAATGCAACAAGCTATACAAAAAATGACACCTTCAGGTGTTTATTTAGATGCTGATGGTCTAGCTGAAATTGATTTGGGTAATGGTACTAACTATAATCCACAAGAAGCATTAAACATGTATTTTCAAACAGGATCTATTATAGGTAGATCGCTCACTGTGGATGGAGATCAAAATATAGGCAAAGTACCTATTACAGAACTACCAGGCGGTGGTGGTGGGCAAGTCCAAATACTTGTTGGCGCATATAATCAGTATATACAAATGATGCGCGATATAACTGGGTTAAACGAAGCTAGAGATGGTTCGGACCCAGATCCAAAAGCTTTAGTGGGCGTACAAAAATTAGCTGCAGCAAACAGTAATGTAGCTACAAGACATATTCTTGATAGTAGCATGTCTATAACCACAAGGCTTGCTGAATGTATAGCTTTAAGGTTTAAAGATGTTTTAGAATACCATCCAACTAAAGAGGCTTTTATAAATGCTATAGGCCCATTTTCAGTAGGTTCTTTAGAAGAAATGAAAAATATGCACTTGCATGATTTTGGCATATTTTTAGAACTTGAGCCAGACGAAGCAGAAAAAGCTATGTTAGAGGCTAATATACAAGGGGCACTAACTCAGGGTAGTATATTTTTAGAAGATGCTATTGATGTTAGAGAAATAAAAAATGTTCAATTAGCAAATCAACTACTTAAATATAGAAGGATTAAAAAACAACAAGTCGACCAGCAGCAAGCTCAAGCAGCTAGCGCAGCACAGGCTGAAGCGCAGGGCCAGGCTCAGATTGTTGTTGAAAATGCTAAGGCTCAAGCTGAACAAGTTAAAACAGAATCTAAAATACAATACAGACAAGCTGATATTGAATTTGAAATTAAAAAACTTGAAGTAGAAGCTAGGACAAAAAGAGAATTAATGCAATTTGAATATGAATTAAATGTCAAATTAAAGGAATTAGAGCTACAGGCTCAAAAAGAATTAGTAGAAAAACAAAGTGAAACTCAAAAAGATGTTGCGGCAATGAAGACCTCAACAGCAAGTTTATCTGGGCCACCTGATAGTGGCAAACCAGCTAAATCGTTTGAATCAAAAGGTAATGATGTGCTTGGTGGCATTGATTTATCAAGATTTGAACCAAGATAAAAACAATTAATTATTATATTATATTATGGAAGAAAAAGTACAAGTAGAAGTTATGCCAGATGCAGACACAAGTCCGCAGAGTCAAGAAGAAGCTGTTTTAGAACAAGCAGTTGAAAAAGGAGAAGTAAGTCAAGAGTTTGGCTTACAAGATGATGGTGTATACAAAATAAATTTAGATGAACCTTTAAAAACCGAAGAAGATGCCGTTCAGGAGCGAAAAACAGAGGAAGTATCTGTGGATGAACCATCCGGAGATAGCAAAGAGGTGGACAGCGAGGTACGGGTCGAACCCAATAAAGAAGAAGCTAAAGAAGAACAGCAAGAAGAAGAAGTAGCTGATGTACCAGATTCTCCATTAGAATTAATAAAAGAGGAAAAGGTTGAAAAAGAACAAAATCAACCTGAAGTTACACAAGAAAAAACTGAAGAAACTAAAGAAAAAGTTTTACCAGAAAATATAGATAAACTAGTACAGTTTATGGAAGAAACAGGCGGAACAGTTGAAGACTATGTTAGTTTAAACCGGGATGTTTCTAAAATGGATAATGTTACTCTATTAAGAGAATATTACAAAAATACAAAACCCCATTTAGATGCAGATGATGTTGAATTTTTATTAAACAAAAACTTTGCGTATGATGGAGAAGCGGATGATCCGCAAGAAATTAAAGCTAAGCAATTAGCTTTTAAAGAAGAATTATTTAATGCTCAAAATCATTTTAATTCTAGTAAGGATAAATATTATGCTGATCTTAAGTTAAGAAAGCAAAATGATATGTCTCCAGAACAAATTGAAGCAATTAAGCATTATGATAATTATAAGCAACAAAAAACTATAAGTGAAACTAAAACGAAAGAGTTTAGACAACAAACAGATCAAGTTTTCAACGAAAATTTCAAAGGTTTTGATTTTAAGGTCGGGGAAAACAAGTATAGGTTTAAAGTTGATAACCCACAAAAAGTTAAGGAATATCAATATTCTATTAATAATTTTATTGATGAACATATAGGTAAAGATGGTAACTTTAAAGATGTTAAAGGTTACCATAAGGCAATGTTTGCTGCAAAAAACGCAGATAGAATAGCTGGACACTTTTATGAGCAAGGCCGTGCTGACGCTATAAGAGAAAGTGCAAAAAAAGCAAAAAATATAAACATGGATCCTAGAAAGGATAATGCCTCGATGCCTAAAAATAACACCTCAGGAATACGAGTTGTTTCAAGTAGTAATGATAATCCTAATAAGTTGCGCATTAAATGGAATAAATAATACTTAAAATCAAAACAAATGGCTTTTACAGGCGGTATACCCGCACCATTACAACCCACGCAAACAAAAAACATGTATGCTGGGAATTACATTAACTTTACTGATGCAAATTTTGCACAGTGGGGACAACAATTTTTACCTGATGTATACGAAAAAGAAGTAGAACGATATGGAAATAGAACTATCGGAGCTTTTTTACGTATGGTATCAGCGGAGATGCCTTCAGCTTCTGACCAAATTATATGGACAGAACAAGGAAGGTTGCACACTAGATACGTAGGATGTTTACACGTAGCTAATAACGCGGCAACAGCAGCGGCGGCAGGAAATGCAGCTACAGCTGGTGGTAATGTACAACATTATTATGTACCTGCAGCGGCTCAAACAGCAGTTGAAAGCAGCGGCTCTACAACACAAAAAACTACACAAGTTAATTTTAGAATAGGACAAACAGTAATGATCCAAAAGCAATCAACTGCTACATCAGCAGAAGGTGCGGCTGGAGCACCTGTTGTTAAAGGTGTAGTTACATTTGTTGATGCTCAACACTTTTCAATCAAAACTTACGGCGGAGTACCGGCTATTATTACAGCTGATCGCTTTACAGTTATTGCTTATGGTTCAGAATTTGCAAAAGGAACTTCAAACTTTACTGGCAAGTTAGACCCTAGCTACGCTACTTTTTCCAATTCACCAATTATCTTAAAAGAAAATTACTCTATTAATGGATCTGACACAGCTCAGATTGGTTGGATTGAAGTTACTTCTGAGAATGGTGCTAATGGATACTTATGGTACATGAAATCAGAGCATGAAAATAGACTTCGTTGGGAAGACTATCTTGAAATGTCTATGGTTGAAGGTGAGCTACAGGACGGAACAGGTGCTGTATTAGGATATGGATCAACTCAAACTGCAAAAGGTACTGAAGGTTTCTTTGCTTCATTAGAGGCTAGAGGAAATGTTTACTCTGGATTTGGAGCGCAAGCTGCAGGTGGTGGAGCATTAACTGACTTTGATGCAGTTCTTAAGCAATTAGATAAGCAAGGTGCTATAGAAGAAAATATGCTTTTCTTAAATAGAAATCTTTCTTTAGAAATTGATGACATATTAGCACAACAAAATGGAGCTTACGCTGGTGGTACTTCTTACGGAGTATTCAACAACGATGAAGATATGGCTCTTAATTTAGGTTTCTCTGGTTATCGTAGAGGTTCTTATGACTTCTATAAAACTGACTGGAAATATTTAAATGACTGGGCTACTCGTGGAGGCTTTGGAGATATTGAAGGTGTATTAGTGCCAGCAGGTACTTCTACAGTTTATGACCAACAATTAGGTCAAAATATCAAACGTCCATTCTTACACGTTAGATATAGAGCTTCAGAAGTTGATAATCGTAAAAACAAGTCTTGGGTAACAGGATCTGTTGGAGGCGCAGTTACAACTGATGTTGATGAAATGAGAATGAACTATTTAAGTGAAAGATGTCTCATTACACAAGCGGCAAATAACTTTGTATTATTCAAAGACGCTTAATTTTTTAACTACAGGATACGGGCTCTTCGGGGCCCAGTATTCTTATTTTATATTATTTAATCATGACTACAACAATAACAAAAAAACAAGTGTCTAGAGTTTCTCCTTTAGAAAAAAACTGGGAAATAAAAGACAGAACATACGTATTAACTAACAATAGATCTCCTATAACTTGGACAATACAAACCAAAGGGTCGCCTAGAAATCCATTATTATGGTTTAATGAGGCTACTGGGGAGAATAGAGAAATAAGATTAGCTTCTAATTTTCCTAGTATTTTTGTTGATGAACAAAAAGGGCAAGCACTTTTAGAACATATTATATTTGAAGAAGGTGTTATATTTGTTCCAAGAAATAAACAAAACGTTCAAAAATTAATGTCTATATATCATCCTTTAATAGGTGTTTTATGGGAAGAAATTGATGACGTTAAAGATGCCGAAGACGAAGTTGATTACGTTGAATATGAATTAAAAGCATTAAACTTAGTTAATGAATTAGATATTAGTCACTTAGAAGCAATAATGAGAACAGAATTAGGTTCTAATGTTTCTAAAACTTCTTCTAAAGAATTAAAAAGAGATGCTTATCGTTTTGCAAGAAATAATCCTAAGTTATTTATAGAACTAAGTGAAGATGAAGATTTGCAATTACGTAATTTAGCTAATAGAGCAGTTGAATCAGGTATTATTAAATTAACAGATAATAACACTGTATTTAAATTTGCTAATGGCAAAAAAATAATGACAGTCCCATTTGAACAAAACGCTTATGCGGCTTTAGCACAGTATTTTAAAACCGACGACGGTTTAGACTTAATGAGGTCTATTACTAAAAAACTAAGCTAGAAAACCTGATATAGAGTGAGAAATCAACTCTATATCAACAATATTAATAATAAAAAAAATAAATGGTAAATATAAACACTGTATATCAAGCGGTTCTTGTTATTACTAACAAAGACAACAGGGGTTACATAACGCCTGAGGAGTTCAATAGTTTAGCGGATCAAGCCCAAGAATCTATATTTGCTAGTTATTTCCTGAGGGAGATGACTTATGAAATGCAAGCTGGTGGTAGTAATGTTGATAGTGATTTTTCCAATCCAACATTGACTGTTGCTCAAAAAATAAATGCATTTTATAAATTGCACACACCGACTTTAACAAACGGTATATATCCATATCCCCTGGATTTTTATAAGTTAGGAGTAGTTAATGTCAATGATATCGTTGCGGATTACTCTTCCCATGAAGATGCTAAGTATATAAATTTATCACCTTTAACACATCCTGTTGCTACACAACCTATATACACTTTAACCGCTGATGGAATTAAAATAATACCATCTACTGTAACAACTGGAGTAACTTTTGATTACTTAAAAAAACCAACAAAACCTAAATGGGGTTATATATTAAATGGAACAATACCATACTATGACCCCACGGTTTTTGATCCAGCAACAGACAACTATGATGCTAATGCTAAATCTTATAACTTTGAGCTAGATGCTTCTGAGCAATCAGAATTAATAATTAGAATATTAGCATATGCCGGTGTTGTTATTAAGCAAGCTGATGTAGCTCAATTTGCATTAGGAAAAGAAAAAGAACTTCAAACAACTGAACAATAATGGCAATATCAAGAAAACCTTTAGATGTAGATAATTACTCTGCATTAGATGGTGGTAATGGAACAGAAATACCAGGATCATACAGAAGAACCAATATAAATGATATCATAAACAATTTTATGGTTTCCTATATTGGTGATGGTAAAGTTTTATCTAAAGTGCCTCGATATGAAGTTGCGTTTTGGGCTCAAAAAGCGGTTCAAGAGTTTAGCTATGATATTTTTTATTCTGAAAAAGCAATAGAAATACAATTAAGTACAACTCTTCAAATGTCTTTGCCCTCAGATTATGTAAACTATGTTAGTTTTTCATATACTGACAAATACGGAAATATGAGGCCTATACTGCCTTCACAAACAACCAAAGCAAATAAAGGGGTTGCGCAAGATGAAAACTACCATTATTTGTATGACCAAACTGGTGATATTATATTTGCTGAGACATCAGATACAATAGAAAGATATCAAAAAGCTATATCTCTTTTAACTGTAGACGAATTATCGAGTTATTATATTGGATATTACAACAGTATATATGGACCAGAAAATATAGGTGGAATGTGGGGCCAAAGATATGGGTTAATCCCGGAGACATCTAACATGAATGGTACTTACGTTTTAGATTTAACAGCTGGGCAAGTTTACTTTAGCTCTGGTTTTCAAGCCGACGATTTAATAACACTAAGATATATTTCAGATGGGCTAGGTGAAAATGGAGATTTTTCAAATGTATTTGTACCCAAACTAGCTGAAGATGCTGTAATGTCTAGTATGCTTTATAACTTAGTAAAATTAAGACCTTCAGGCGCACCAATGGCTGCTTTATACAAAAAAGAAGCTTTTTCTAAAATGCGTAATGCAAAAATTAGATTATCAAATATGAAACTTCCTGAAATAAGTCAAGTATTTAGAGGTAAATCTAAATGGATTAAACACTAATAAATTAGTATGCCAGAAATTAAAAGAATGTTCAATGGCGGCCGAATGAATCGAGACTTAGATGATAGGTTAGTGCCGGCTGGTGAATATAGAGAAGCATTAAATATAAATGTAGGTAAATCTGAAAGCGCTGATATGGGTGCTATTGAAAATTTACTAGGTAATATTCAAGTTGCGGATTCAGGTATAACAGGTGGATCATGTATAGGTTCTTATAGAAGCAATAGTGATGATAGAATATATTTTTATGTAACTTCAAATGATTCTTATGATGGAAGCAATGGAGGCAACCATGGTATTTTTTCTTATGATCAATCTTCTAAACAATTAAGAACACTAGTAAGCGGTTCCTCTTTAAATTTTCATAAAGATTTTAAAATATCAGGCATTAACCTAGTTGATGATCTTTTGTTTTGGACAGATAATCGTAATCCACCAAGAAAAATTAATGTTGTAAGAGCTGTAAATGATCCTACGTATTATACTACAGGTGTTTTTGATGATTTAGCTTCTGTAGCTAAATTTGCACCATATGAATCACCTACTGTTTTAGCGGTTGGTGTAAATGATGAACAAGGTCAACCAATAACATCTAATTTTTTAGAAGATAAAATGGTTAGATTTTCATACAGATGGAAATTTGACGATGGCGAGTACAGCACTTTAGCGCCTTTTAGCACAACGATATTTTCAAGACTAGGTAATCCTGATACAATATCTACAAGCATTAATAACTTTGGAGAAATAGAAACATTTGTAAATGCTATAAAATCTGTGCAATTACAAATACCTACTCCATCTGGATATGGTATTACTCAAGTTGAATTAATATACAAAGAAACAGGATCTAGTGCGTTGTATGTTGTGGAAGATAAACCTGTTGCGGGTGAAACATCTATAAATTTTTTCTACGCTTCCCAAGATCCGTTCAGAACTTTACCAAGTGACCAATTAACAAGAGTATACGATGCTGTCCCCAGAA